CTTGTTTCAAATAATCATTAGCAGCCTCTTCAGCAGCCAACACCATGTAGTTAGATCCATCCAGCAAGTTATCGAACTTGAACGGGCCGGTGTAATGACGGGACAGTTTCAGGAGATTCATAAATATCCATCCGTCCGTTACCGTCAGGGTGTGTCCGGACAGAGCATTGAATGCACTGACACACTTATCCATGTTGCGTTCTTGCTCTGCACCATCTCCATAGAACTTTCCTCGTTCAACAAGGATCTCGTTCATCAGTTTCAGGATCTCTTCTGCTGAGGTAGAGTTGGTAGATTTAGTTGGAATGGGGTCGTCATGATAGCCCTTACCGTACCCAACTGGACTATCTTTCTCACAATCCCATGAGAGACACGGATAGCACCATTTCTTTTGTTTAATACTCAATTTTAATCTCGCTTATTCTATTTAAAAATCGGCTAGTTTCGTATCGGAATTTCTCTAATGCCTGGTCAAGTTTCATTCCCTTAGCATGTCCAGTCTTCCATCCTCTGCGGCAATTTTCTGAGAAGACGACCCATTCGATATTCCATGGGACATAGCCTTCTTTAGGATCAAGTCGGTCTGGGGAGGGGATGAATCTAATATTGCAATCAGTAGCAATCCAATTATCGTACAAACGATTAAATATTGGGTTCTCCAATCCATATGCAATAAAATCCTCCTTCTCCATTATCTCTAAGCCTTCGTAGATGTGGCGGGATCTCTCCCTACTGCCTCTTCCCTCTACTCGTGCTTTTGCGTTGTCGTAAATAGTTCCTAGTAGCTGCTTGCGGGTTCTTATTTTCTTTTTCAAGGTTATCTCCCTTGTTTTAATTACGGAGGATTATTCCCCCTTTTTCTTGTTCCATCTGGGTAGATGCTTCGATCAGGATTTCCGTGACCATCTGCTGGTAGAATCCATCACGATTTTTACTGCTGTTAAATTCCTCCACATCGATTCCTGCATGGAAGGTGGCTACTTTGTCGAACTTGAAATGGCGTAAGGCACCGTGGAATACCCAGTTACCTACCATCACCTGTACTTCAATCTGGAGGATACCTTCCTCATCCGGCACAGCCTCTGGATCAATATACACAGCGACACTGACCTTGCTATCATAGTGCAACTGTCGAAGTGTTCTATCGATGTAATATTGCAGTTTCTTAGTCTCAATCATACCAATCCTCACCGTCGAATATCTCAAGTAAACTTTCGATTACGAGGGCTACTACGACAAAGCAAATAATACTGAGTACAATAACCATTACTTTTTCTCCGTTAAATCTGGATGTAGGATAGGAAGGTCAATAAAATCCCGTATTTCTGGAACTGAGACAATCCGTCCTTTACGTTTATTTTCCCAGTAATCAAAAAATGCCTGATACATTTTGTATAATGCGTAGTTCTTCAGGGCTTTACTGGATAGTGCTTTACGAGCTTCGAGTCCACGAGCATGAATATTGGGATTATCACTATACTCACGCAACCAGTCGAACTCATAGCACTCTTTATAGTAAGCCATAATCAGACTTCGTTGTGGAACCAGTTCTTCTACTTTCGACACAATACCTCCAAGAAATCACTGAGGCGCATCACGATCAGTGGGTCCGTTCTGTTACGTTTAATCACGAGTAAAGCATAGGTGCCAGCTATTACGTTCGTCTGTGACTGGGCAAATGCAGACCAGATGGATACCTTCTCCTGGTTCTTACACTCGATAGAAAAGGGGAACAGTTTCCTTGCTGCAGGGCTTAAGAGAAGATCTTCCCCTGACGCTCCCATAGATGTGGAACGGATATCGCCTTCTTCTAATTGTGGGAAAGCTGCATATATCATATCCCTGACTAGCTGCTGGCATTTTCTGCCTTTTGCCTTAGCTGAAGATGGTTTCATTTCTTATGATTATCCTCTAGCTGTTTGACAAACTCCCGAAACTCCTCCTGTGCCAGCTTCACCTGAATAGGCTCTTTCTTATTCGGCACGACTTGCTTTCGGAACTGCTTCTGTCTCAGTTCCTTTGCTACCGGATTTTTAGTCTTCTTTTTTCTTGGCATATTTACCATACTTTGCTTTAACAGATTCTAGTGCTTCGATAATGTTATCTATGTCTTCTAAATCGAAGTTGAATGTTGCACTAAATAAATACTCAGACAAAGATACGTCATAATCTTTACCACATTTACCTACTGTCACGTAAAAACATTTTGGACGTTGATACTCTTCGCCATCTCGGCTCTTGACAGTAGTTTCCCACGAGTATTCTACCGTATCTATTTTAGTCTTTTTCATTTTCGTCTTCTCCTAAGATTGTTACTACGACAGAATCCACTACAACTGCCCGAAGACCATTTCCAAGAGGGACACTACATTTCCCACCTTGAGAGAATCCTGCAATCGGCTTTACTTTAGTCTTGATTTCTTCCCGAAGCTTCTCTACATTAAATCCATAGCCTCGCTCCAAGATACGCACTAACGCATGCTCTGATACGGTAACTTCTTTTGTGGTCTTCAACCTGAGGAGCCGGGATTTAAGTTCTTCAATCTTTTTACGAAGGGCTGCTTCGGCACGGTTATTTTCTTTAGTCGTTTCTACCAAAAAATAAAGTTCTGCTTCTTTTTGTGCTATCTCCTGTTGGAGAAATAGTTGTTCTTCTTTGTTCATATAATTTTCCATTGCTACATTAAATAAAGTAGGTTTATTTATTTCTCCTCTCTTGTAACTGGGGAGGTTCGTATGGAGGGGAATAAGGGGTGCATATATAATGTTATTTTCCAAAAACATCTCCCCAATCCCCTGTAGTACTTGCTTTAGAATACTCTGTGGAACTGCTTTCAAAGAAGTTAGCGTGTTCGACGGTGTTGAGAATATCTTCCATCCAGGGAAGTGGATTCTTCTTTACTTTGTAGTGGGTTTTAAGTCCCAGTTCCAGTAGCCGACGATCAGCGATATACCGGATATATTTCTTGACTTCTTCTGGGGTAAGTCCTTCGATGCCGCCTTGTTCAAATGCAAGGTCAATAAACGCATCTTCGAGTTCAACCATTTTTCTACAAATATCATACAGTTCTTTTTTGAAATCGTCAACCCAAATCTCAGGGTTCTCACGAATAAAAGTTTTAAACAGTTTTATCATAAAATGGACGTGGACCCCTTCGTCTTTAACACTCCAGGTAATTAATTGCCCCATACCCTTCATTTTTCCAAATCTGGTAAAATTCATGAGAATGGCAAATGATGAAAAAAGCTGTAAACCTTCGGTGAATGCAGAGTAGACTGCGAGAGATTTGGCTATATCCTTTAAGCTTTTTTCAGTGTTACCAAAAGTCTCCAGATAGTCATGCTTATCTGTCATTACTTTATATTTATAAAAAGAATTATATATGGAGTCCGGCATCCCTACAGTATCGATAAGCCGAGAATAAGCTGCAATATGTATTGCTTCCCTAGCAGCGAACCCTGCCAGCATCATACTAATCTCTGGTTTGTGTGCGAATAGGGGCATATATGTGTGTAAGTAGCCTCCAGCGACATCAATATCTGCTTGAGTAAAAAACCTAAATATTTGGGAAAGAAGATTCTTCTCCTGATCAGAAAGGCGAAGATTCCAATCTTGGCAGTCTTTCGCCAAAGAAACTTCATCTGGGAGCCAGTGCATTTTCTCATGGGAATCCCAAGCATCATATGCCCAAGGGTACTCAAAGGGTTTGTATGTTAGTCTCGGTTTTAGTAAGTTAGACATCTTTCCAAGTTTTCCTTTTAACAATATTCATTATCGATGTTCGAGTCATACAGAAATATTCTGAAATGGCGATAGGGCATACCTCTAAGAATCCATAGATCTTTCTAATGTAAAGAACCTCGTATTTAGTAAGTTTAGCATTCGGGTTCCTCTCCCCACCAAATTTCCTAGCTAGATTAGCCTGTCTTATTTTCTCTCTCATTTCACGAGATCTAATTTTTCCTCTATTTAGACTAGCAATTCTTTCTTTAAAAACTTGAGAATGTTTGAAACCAATGCAGCCCTCTCCTCCTTTAGTTAGATTATAGCCACTATCAAAAGTCATGTACTCTGCAATAAAATAAGGCTCCATTACTTTTAAACAATAATCCAAATCTGTTGAGGAATATATCCACTCAACCTTAAAATTATCCGCTCCGTACTTCTGAATGGCCTTGAATATAGCAGTATTGTTTACGTTGGACTGGTGCTTTTTCCATCTAGTCTGTACAGAAACTCTAGTAAATCCTACATATTGCTTACCGTTGACTAAGTTAGTAACCAAGTATATCTTACCTACTGGCATCCTAGGCACCCAAGATCATCACCTGTACTACTTATCTCACCAGTATTTTCCACGATCTGTTCTCGCTCTACCACAGTACCAACTTTAGCTCTCGTGGCAGCAGTTGACCGCACATAATACAGGCCCTTAAGTCCTCTCTTCCATGCACGGTAATGGATATCGTGTAGTTCTCGCTTACCAATCCCTGAAGGCAGGAACAGGTTAACAGACTGTCCTTGGTCAATGAATACCTGACGGTCTCCGGCGTGGTCGATAATCCATCGCTGATCAAGCTCAAATGCTGTTTTAAAAACATCTTTGGTCCAGTCATTCAAAAACTCCAGATGCTGCACAGATCCCTCGTGCATTTTGATTGAATCCCATACCTCTTTGGTGTTCTTCCCCAAGCTTTCCAGTGTAGCTTCGAGGTAAGGATTCTTGATGGTGAAACTACCAGAATCAGTCTTACGGGTATAGATGTTGGAAGACTCCGGTTCAATGCCGTTGGACACACCAGCGATGATGCCAGAAGTAGCATTCGGTGCAATCGCCATCACATGCGAGTTCCTACGGCCTTGACCTTTCATGTCAGGACATTCACCGCGAGACTCAGCCAAGTATTGTGTAGCCCTCAAAGCCTGATCCATGATGTGATCAAACATCTTTTTATTAGTAGATGTTGCTAGTGCAGATTCAAATGGAATATTCTTTGACTGCAGGTAGGAATGAAAACCCATTGCGCCTAGTCCGAGATCGCGGGAGTAGAAAGCAGAGTGATAGGCTTTCCTATATTGATCTCCCCATTCTATAGCCTCTAGGAATTTCTGGATGACGTTATCCAAGAATCGAATCCAATCCTCGATAAAATTAGGATCATCTTTCCATTCATCCCACTTCTCCAGATTCACTGAGGAGAGGCAACATACAGCAGTCCGGTCTTCGTTTGTGGGCAGGTAGATCTCATTGCACAAATTTGACTGGTAAATCTTCAAACCCTTCGCCTTCAGGGCGGGATGCAAACTTCTATTAGCCGTGTCCACAAACATCAAATATGGCTCACCTGTCTCCATGCGCGTCTCAAGGATCTTGATCCAGAGTTCCCGTGCATCAACTGTTCCCGTGATAGACTTGCTGTGCGGATCGATCAGGTTCCACTCATCTCCATTATCAACAGCATCCATGAACGCATCTGGAATACAGACAGCGTTGTGGAACACTGTTCTTGCTAAACATTTACGGTTGGCATCTCCACCTGGTTTCCGAATGGTGATGAACTCCTGGATCTCTGGATGGGACACATCCATATAGACGGCTGCAGCACCACGTCGATTGACACCTTGGCTATACGCCAGCATTTGTGTTTCGACGGTTTTAATGAAACCGATTACTCCTGTAGACTTTGTACCGCGAGAGGTGCCTTCCCCGTCACTGCGTACATGCCCGAAGTAGTTTCCCACTCCTCCACCGCCTGTGGTGAGGAACACATTCTCCACCCAGGAGGAGGTGAGACCATCCAAACTATCTGGCACATAACTGAGATAGCATGAGATAGGCAACCCACGATTGGTGCCACCGTTAGCAAGAACGGGAGAAGAGTACATCGCCCAGCCCTTCGACACATAATCGTAAATGCGCTGTGCATGGTCGCTGTCGGAAGCAAAGGCGATGGCGGCTCTCCCAAACGCTTCCTGTGGAGAAGATTCATCTGGAGTCAAATATCGTTCTGTCAGTGTGTTGAGGGCAAGCTGGGACAGCCGTGCGTCACGGGAGTAGTCGATTTCAATAAACATTATTTATTCCGGTGTATTAAGGGATTCAAGATACGCTGTCTGATCAGGATGCACCCCGTAAGCAAACGCAGCAAAATTCAACGCCAGTTTCATGGCATGGGTGAATTTAATATCACCCTCATTGGCTGAGTAGTTGGTGGATTTCAGTGATTCAGCTACTGCTATCAACACTTGAGTGTTTAGGTACTTGTCTCCGAAAAGACGGGGCTGGTATCCTACACTCCCAGATGATCCAAGAATGCCGGTGGAAGTGGCTTGGCCTTGGGTTTCCGGCCCCGTTTCTTCGGTACTTGGAGAGGGACCTGTACCATCTTGGATATCGTCGGCTTCTGGTAGGGTTTCTTTTTGTTTCTTGATTTCTTTGAGGGAGGGTTTTGCTTTGGTTTTGGTTGTACCATTTCCACGGATGGGAGAGTCGGCTTTTGCCATAGAATAATTTCCTTTGATTTGCTGTTGAAGTTTTCATACCGGAGGATCTTAGCGCAATGTGCCTGTACCAGAGCATCTTCCTCGGTGAGTCCTTTGGACTTGTACAGGTCGCAGATTATACGCCAGTATTCTTGTTTAGTCAATCCTAAAGTAAACAGTTTTTCTACTGTTTTCTCTCCAATACCAGGACACCCTGGATAGCCGTCCGTGGCATCACCTGTGACAACTTGAGTAAAGAAGAAATGCTCTGCTTCCTCTGGAGTAGATTCCTCTAACACAAAGTCCTCCCCCGTGAAAGGATTGCAGCGTTTACCCGGTATCTGCTTGAAGTCCTTGTCCGAGGATAATATCACACAATTACTTTGTAGTTTAGGTGTGGTGGCAATGATGCCGAGTACATCGTCAGCTTCCAGTTTCGGATAAGTGATGGATTTGTACTTGGCAGAAATATGTCCGACTAAAGCAGAATAGGTTACGGGCTTCCGATTGCCCTTCCGATTGGCTTTGTATTTCGGATAAATCCCTTTACGGAAGTTTTCCTTATCGGAGAATGCCACCATGATTTTCTCTGGGGAAGTATCAAAGGCGAGGCAGAGGGAGGACATCATGTTATCAAAGGCAGCAAGACAGGCTTTTGCATCCCCTGTAATGCTCCACTGGTCCTCTTCCCATTCCACTGCTTGTTCGTCTGCTGCTGTGATTTTATAGGCGTAGATATCACCATCGATAAGTAGGTAGGTCATTTAGCTCTCATTCTTTTTGTTATTTCTTTTATTTTATTTATATGTGGATGGTTGTGAATCCACTGTCCTGTACTTGGATTAAAATTCTCTCGAAACCATATATCCATTTCTGGATTGGTAGTATCAATAGATAAATCTATCTGGCTACAGAGGTGATCGAACGTGGCATCGTCCACGAGAGGCTTATGGTCGAATTCATATGCGTATGCATACACGCAGACCATAATTCTATTTCGTGTCTCGATCTCCACTGGGTTTCCCCATGTCGTTTCCATATTCCTCAATATATGCCAGAATTAGTCCAAATCCAATTTCCCCAATGATTTTCCCATTGATGTCTTTGATGGTGTAGGTTTCAGCATCTTGTACTTTAGTCAGTGTTAAAAGTGGGTAATAGGGATTATTGACCATTTGTTTTAAGCCTTTTTCTTTCAGCCCAGCTTAAATCATTCCAAGATCTATTAGCTGTTTCAAGAATAGGATCTATGAAATCAGCATTATGATTATACCACTTGGTAAGTTCTTTTTGCTCTTTTTTATCAATTACGTCCATCATAAATCTCCTTTAAATATATTTAGGGGTGATCCGTGGGACTTGCACCCACTTACACCAGGGCCACATCCTAGCCGCGTACTCGTATGCGTCGAACCACACCTAAATATACTTTTGGTGGGAAGAGAAGGTATCAAGCCTTCCTCTGGAGCTTTTCAGGCACCCGCTAATCCATCTCAGCTATCTTCCCTATCCTACTAACTATTACAAATTGCTAGAAAAATCAAAATCAGCACTACCAAAATAGCTGTCAACATGATTAACTCCTTTTATATTCCATGATAATATCAAAGCCTTCATCGTGTGTTGGATAAACGAAGTTATCATTCATCTCCTTGATGGCAGCCATGGGGATGTCCTTACCAGTAGCCTTTGCCCTGTCAACTAAAATCTCTAGGATATTGTCCGGGGAAGGAAATACTACAGCTACCTTAGTATAATATCCTGGAATACGGCTCAGGACTTTTGCACGGGATTTCTTCGTTAGATTTGTCCTGTCCACGATGAATGGGATACGGTCATTGACAGTCTGCCCCAGATTAGCCCACATCTCTTTTTCTGCATTCCCGATAGTAATATGGAATACTTCGGAGTATGTCTTACCAAAACTCCGAGCATGGCGCTCAATAATATCATCTGTGCTGATTGGAGTCAACTTTAATTTCTCACGGAAAGCTGTTTTTCCCGATCCAGGCATCCCTACTAAAATATATGCTATTGACATTTTTCTTTAGAATCCTTTTCTAAAAATACGAATACTGTAGAGTAAGTGGATAATGATAATAGTGACAGCTACTTCCATATTACTTCTCCTGTGATTAAAAATCCCCTGGTGCAACTTGGCACACCTGAATACCGTTCTCGCGCCACATATCTACCACTTGATTGCGGTCATCAAAGACCAGCCACGGTTTGGTGCCGTACTGCCGGATAATCTCATCCAACATTTCTTTCTTGATGATATAGTCAGGACGGTGATCATTGACTGGCCGCATCATCAACTGTTCATAGAAAATCCCATGACGATCCAGCCATGCTTCGGTATCAGCACGAGACTCACTCCCACGTCCAGAGCAAATAATCAACTTGACATCCTCCACCACACGCTCCACGGAATCTTCAATCAGCTTGTATAGAAAGATGATAGGCTCAATGGGAGTGTCGTGCTTAACGGCTGCATGGAAGGCTTTCCAGTTCTTCGGCTTGCTCTCGATATAGCCAATACGGTGCTGTAAGTCAGCCAGTGTCCCGTCAAGATCGAATACGATGATCTTAGTCATGTTCGTATTCTTCAGTCTCGATAGAGTCTCTTGTGACTCGTACTGTGGAATGTTCACCGAAATAGTCACGATACAGTTCCTTTGGAAGTTGGGATAGTATAGTTTCCAAGTCGTGGAGTGCAGCGTACTCTTCTTTCGTAACGTGTTGTAGATGACTTTCGTATCTTTCTTTAATCCAGGATGAATCTGTATCGTCTGGGATCTTGAATCCACTATAACCATCTATAGACCAGGCACCTGCTTCTGGTTCTCCAGTCTCATCTTTATCCAGTTCCTCTAATCTATAGGAGGAATTATATCGAGTATCAGAGCTAGAGTAGACTCGATCCCTAACACTAAAGACACACTCATCCCCGTCATTGAAATACGGAGTATACTGTTCCCACTGAATCTGTTTCAGGGAAGGAACCTTAGCAAATGTCTCAGCAAATACTTCCTGATGGAAACTCCCCCGCATCTTATCCAAGTATTCTTTCTTGGATGCTTCGAACTTCTTCATGAACTCCAGGTATTCTTGCACGATAGTCATCTTAATCTCCTTTAATCAATGTTATTTGGTATGACTGTTTTATCTTTCTTACCCTTGGCTTGCATCCAATCTTTCAGTTCCAGATTCTGTAACCAGTCCTCAACCGTAGGAATAAATCCAAGATCCTCATGCACATGGTGCTCAAGTACATCACGGGTAGAAATCTGCTTGCCTTCGGAATTGGTAATCGTAACTCCGAATACTTTCTCTCCGATAAATATCCCGAAGCTGCTATGAAGGACTGCACGGTGGGCAATATGGGGATAACATGCCTTGGAGGAGTCCATGAAATTATGCAACTCGATATAGTCCTCTGGCACACCTCCATAGCGTTTCGCAGAGATAACCGCATGTGTGTATGGCTTCATCTAATCCCCTTTAATGTGTAGATGCCCATGTTAGACCAAAATCTACCCCACAGTCAAGTGGACATTTTACTTTATAGTATTTTTCTGTAAATTTCATATTCTGTTTTAGAATAGATTTCAGTTCCTGCTGGTCTACACATTCATGTACCTGATACTGGAACTCATCATGTGACCAGATGATCTGCTGGATGATGTCAGCTTCCGTCTTCGGTGCATACCACGGAGTGGTCTTCCATCCCAGGTCACGGAACGATTGATCATTGAGCACCATCCAGCGTTTACAGATGATAGCGCCAGAGGATTGAATCAGCGTACTGAGTACAGCAAATTGTTTACGGATCGATAGTTTCCTGCCGTCCAATGAGAGGAGGGGAATCCCGTTGATGAATCTTTCTTCGATTGCGGCTAATAGATCTGCATACCCTGCAACTCCTGCGGTGAATCTTTCAATCAGCGCCTTTGCTTTCGGATAGGTGGTGTCTAGTTCCACTTTAACCCTACCTGCCCCGGCCCCGTAGATTATACTGTAGAAACAGACCTTGGCTGTGCCACGAGAATCAATACGCATTGCCTTCATATTGAGTGTGTGTGGGTCAGTTCCGTCTTCCTTCTTTCCCTCAGAAGATGCTTTAGCAAATACACCTCCGTCATACGGATAAAGATAGTGAGCAAGTCCACGCATCTCCAGCCCCTCAGCATCCGTCCCGCACATATAGTAGCCTTTAGGCACGGTGAACAGTTCGCGGAACTCCATCCCATATTCGACTTCACTTGATGGTACTTGGGATATGTTAGGATTCTTATGTGTTGCGCGATAGGTCGGAGTGCCACAACTGACCAGAGCACCATGAATACGGTTCTGATCATCCAACACTTTCAGGTACGGAGACTTTCTTCCTTCATTCAGTTTCTCACAACGGTCCTGCAGCACTTCATACTCAATCAGTTGCTTGGCTTCTTTGAAGGGAAGTTTCTTCAGTATCTCAGTATTGATTCTCGGAGAGCCATCTTTCTCATTGAACTCTTTCGGCACCCAACCATACTTCTCACTGAAGGCTCGTGCCACATGGAGATTACTAGCAGGATTAAAATGAACCAGGCGATACTTATTCGGTCCTGCTGTGATCTTCTCTTGCAAAGATTTCTTCGTAGCCTTGATCCCTTGAGCCTTCAATGAGAGATACGCTGTGGAAGCAACCCCCGCTTGAGTAGACTCACGGAACACTTGGTCCTCGTACTTGATCTCAAAGTATTGTGGAGTTTTCATCTCCTTCTTCCAGCCACGGAAAGTAGAACGGAGATCGACACGGATATCATCCCGCATCAGGTTCAACTTATCATACAGTGCCTGACCCTTTTCTTTATCGAACAGTACACCAAACTGCTCCTGCTCGAAACAGATCTTGGCAACATCCATCTCCAGTTTGATAGCATCCATCGGAGGGAGTGTTTTCTGGAACCTGTTCCACATCTCAAAGTTGACTCGTGGGTCTTGCTCCCCATAGTCCACCATCTCTTGGGTGAAGTTCTCGTAATCCGAAAAATCACCTTTATAATTTCCAAGGCGGTGTCCCCATGCTTCCAAGGAGTGTCTGCCATAGAACTGGATCGGAATGTGTTGCTTGCCTTCGGCGGCTTTCTGCTCTGCTCGTGCAAAGTCCATATTCTTAATTTCAGGATACATCATGTAGGAGAGGACTAAGGTATCGATGATCTCTTTATCGTAATTGAACCCAGTCAGTTTATGCAGTGCTGGAATATCGTAGCCGATGATATTGTGTCCGAGTAAAGTATCCGAAGCTTCCAACAACTCCAGGCCATCTTTCAGGTTCCCGGCATAGTGTGGGGACTTAATCTTATCTTTAGGATTGAAGAAAGTACGCTGCAGACCACTATCCACATCGATGCACGAGATCATGTGCAACTTACTGACTTTAGGAAGAAGATTATCCGTCTCGATATCGAATAGATTTCGCATCACATGACTCCAGATTAAAAGGCTTCTTCGCCGTCAGCAGACTTATATGTAGCAAATCCTGTACTGTGTTTCTTCGGCGCTGCCAATCGGCATTTCTTACTATCGTAATGCAGCTTCAGAGACTTTCCTGCTGACTCTCCAGTGAGACGGTCTTTGAGAATCCGAAGGGTACGATTATTGGTGATTTTTCGGATTACGAGAACTTCACCCAAGAGATGGTGGACTATGGGGAGCAAGACCCACGAGT